TGGAGAAACAAATGAAATATCTTAAATGGTTTGGAACTGCAGTCTTGATTGTGGTTGGGATTTCTTTGGCAGTACTCGGACTGAAAGCAGCATTGTTTCCGGTAAAGGTGGCTCATACGGCACTGAATTCGGCAACTGGTATAATGACCAAGACGCTCAGCTCAGATAACGTCTTGCACAATTATGAATGGTTCTACGATGTGAATGCTTCAATCGAGTCTCGAGTTGGACAGATTCGGTCACATGCAAAACTCGCTTCACCCGAAACAGATAGTAAAGAGCGGTCAAAACTTAACATGGAATTGGCCGCGATGCAGCAATCTTGTCGGGATTTGGTAACCAAGTATAATGCCAATTCCGAAAAAGCAAACCGTAGTCTGTTTAAGAGTAATGGACTTCCCGAATCATTCAGCATCTCATCTTGTGAAGGTTAAACCATGAAACTATTAGTTGTAGCATTTATGTCAGTATTTTTGGTGGCATGTAACGAGGAGCCCTCCTCGACTTCAGTTGTAAAAGTCGCCCAGAGCCAGAAAGCAGCCGAAGCGGCGAACTCCATCAAGTTCACCGAAAATGCCGAGATCGAGAATATCAAAAATCGCCTCGAGTTGACCGCTAACCCAGGTCTGTTGGGATTCATTGTTCTCTTAAACGAGACGGGTCAACCGGTGATGCATGTTGGGGTAAAGGGTAAAGTTACCTCAGGTGGCAAGCGCTTGACTAAAACTTATGAGAAAGATACCAGTTGGGACTGTGGTGAGTGGGGATGCGATAAAGAGCTTCCAGCAGCGTCTGATGAAGGTACATATGGTAGCTCTGGAGATTACATCTTCTTCTGGACGACCGCTGGGCAATACATTCAATGGAACGGGAAATATTTGTATTCAGACAAACCATTCCGTCTAACCACAGAACCGTTAGTTGTTGCTATTGACAAATAATTGAATATCTATATAATTAAAGGAAATTAAATGAAATCGAATATAGCTCTTATCGCTGGTCTGGTTGCCTCTCTGTCGTTGTTTGGATGCGGGCCACAAAGTCCGGAGGAAAAACGGAAAGCAGCAGTTGAAGCAATGGCAGAGGAAATTAAAGCGGGACAAGATGCTGCCGTGGAAGCGGAAAACGCATATGTGGAATCGATGCAGGTCCAGATAGAAGCGACAGCAAAGGTAGAAGCAGATCGCCTCGCGGCTAGGACACCGGAAGAGGTAGCAGCCGATCTGGAAGCTGAACTTGCAGAAGTGGAGCGCCAAGCCGAGGCGAAGCGCGAAGCCGAATGGGATGCCGCTGCGGAAGATCGACTTCGGGTAAAACGGGAAGCGCATGAGGCCTTAGTTCGTGCGAGAGCTGAAGCCGAGCTACTGAAAGCAGAAGCGGAGAACACCCGGCGCGAAGAGCGATATAAAGCTAATCAGAAAGCGCAGCAAGACGCGGATCAAGCTCAGCGCGATGCCCGCATAAGTCGCTAACCTCTTGATTCTATTATACAATTGATTTCCTCTAGGATTCATGTATAATAGAATCATTGAGTACAACAAAGGATAGACGCAAATGCAACACATTAAATGGCCTAGTATCGAACAGTTCCGAAACGTAGTAAAAAACGTCGAACATAAGAGTCAGTTCGTGCGGGTTGAAGAAGATGGAACTGTCGTTATGAATCGTCATGTACCGTCTCCTACTCTCAAGTACGAGGGTACGGTTAAGTTACATGGAACTAATGCGTCTGTGGTGCTCGATACAGATGGCAACCTCTACGCTCAATCCAGGTCGAACGTTATCACACCAACAAAAGACAACGCCGGATTCGCAATGTTTGCCTCACACCCTGGACGGAGTCAGATAATTCGCCGACTGATGCAGTCGATCTTGACATTTGGTCCCAACAAACTCAACCCCGGCAAAACCTTGCCGCTCGAGTGGCTGGACAAGGATATTGTCGTCTTTGGCGAATGGTGCGGTGGTACGATTCAATCAGGCGTTGGAATCACCGGTCTACCTAAAATGTTTGTCATCTTCGGCATTTCGTTAGTTGATAAAGAAGGCCAAAAACAGCACCTGACTCGCGTCGAGGTTGAAAATCTGACCAACGGCATCGACAATCCTGAACTGCTGGAAGCAAATATTTTCTGCATCTACGACTTCCCTACGTTTGAAATTACAATTGACTTCGATAATCCACATCTCGTTCAGAATGCCATCAACGATATCACGCTGGCAGTAGAGAAGTGTTGCCCGGTGGCAAACGCCTTCGGCATTCAAGGTGTGGGTGAAGGCGTTGTGTGGCGATGTGTAGAACCCGGCTACGAAGATTCGGGTTTCTGGTTCAAAGTCAAGGGTGAAGAACACTCCAAGAGTAAAGTTAAGACGCTGGCAACAGTTGACGTTGAACGTGTTAATAACATCAACGAACTAGCAGAACGTTTAGTTGGCGTCCGCGCAGAGCAGATGTTCCAGGAAACGTTCGATACGTTGAATGGTGGTGAGGGTGATATCAAACGCACAGGTGACTTCATCAAAGCAGTTATGGCTGACATCTTCAAGGAAGACTTGGATGTGGTTGCTGCTTCTGGATTCACGGGTAAAGATATCAGCGGACCTGTGAGTAAGATCGCTCGTGCGTTCCTAATGAAGAAGCTAGAGTTCTGATGGACGTATCACATCAACAACTTGCCGATATGATGGCTGATGCGATGATTCGGGTCGATAATACCAATCCATTTACGGGTTCGTCGTTTAACGATTTCCTGGCAAATGAACTGTATCCCAATTCGCCCAATATGCAGAATCAGTGGAAAGAAAAGTCCGCATACTTGTGGAATAACGACAAACATGTATATAGCGTAAAAGTTACGCGCCTAAAACCCGAGGATGTTAAAAATGACTAAATTTGTAGATGAAATGATCGCAGGTGGTAACGTATACAACCCAGTGGAAGGCGGGGTCGAGGGAGGGAAGTTTGTAGGTTACGTTGTTGATTTTGGGCACGACCCTGAATACTCAGACAAATCACACTTGGCTGTTGTGGATGAATTCGGTAAATCCGTTATGAACGTAGAATCGACGTTTATTTACGCAGCAGGACGCAACGTTCTATTTGAGATTAAACGACCTGAGGTGTTGTGGCACTCGGTTGCATTTAAAAGTATGTCTTCGCAGTCTTCGCGCGCTCGACCTCTATGGACTAATGCATTGCTTTCCGATACACAACTGGGGTTTCTTAAGACGACTTTCTCAGCATACGTAATTCTGGAGTCGTGGTATGAATAAGATTCTCAAAGTCTCAGTCCCGAATTGTAAATTTGTTTATTACATCAGAGAAGATCATCTCGCAGGTATGGGCCCCGAACCAACTGCTGGGTTTAAACTATTACAAATGTCTCAGTTCGTAGTCGACACAGACCTCAATTCATTGGTCAAGTGTCGCGTCTCATTAGAACATATGATTGATGGTTTCCTGACAAATGAAGTCTAAAGAAACTCATCTATACATGGCGTTTGCCAAGCGCGTCTCGCTGATGTCTCATTGTCAGCGCCTTAAGGTTGGTGCTGTACTGGCGCGACCAGGTGGCCTGGTCGTTTCATACGGATACAACGGAACTGCAACGGGCCGAGACAATTGTTGCGAGGAATATTCTGATACCACCGACAGCCTCGTAACTAAGCCAGAGGTGATACATGCCGAAATGAACGCCATTATGAAGGCTGCTAAAGAAGGACGCAGCACGAAGGATGCTTGGATGTTTATTACCCATGCACCATGCGTAGAATGTTCTAAACTCGTCGCGGCTGCTGGAATCACTACAGTAGTCTTCTTAGAAGAATACCGAAATCTTGCAGGCATTCGACTCTTGCAAGCTCACAAAATTATGTGTTACACTTATATAGGGAGAGATGGAATGACTGAAATGGAAGTAGAACAAACACCGCTTGAAGTTAATAGTTTTAAACTAGGTTTAGACGACGCACTCAATAACGGTTTGGTTGAGGTCACATTCACCAAAAAGAACGGTGAGATTCGAGTTATGAAGTGCACCAAGAACTTCAATTTGATTCCGCCGGATAAACACCCTAAGGACCAAGCTGAACCTGGGGTAACAAGTACGACCCCGCCTGGGGTAACAAGTACGACCCCGGTCTTGACAACAGTGGTATTTGATGTTATAATTAATGAATGGCGTTCATTCCGCAACGACTCAGTTATCAGGTCCGAGGTAATATATTAATGGAAACGAAACCCAAGCGATCAACTGAATACAAGTTCATTAAATATATCAGTTTGTATGACCCCGATCTTATTTTCTTCGCGTTGGACAAAGATCCTGTGAAAAAAGAGATTGATGGTGTTATGTTTATCGAAGCAACTACCAATTTTCAGAACGCTATGATGATTCGCGCAGATAGTCTTAAACCTGCCGGACACACTTACAGGGCCTATTAAATGCCACTCTTTAAAATAACAACCCGTTCAACATTTGAGAACGTTTATCTAATTGAAGCAGATTCCGACAAAGAAGCGTTAAATATCGTTGATCTCGAATGCATTGATTTTTTTCAGAAGCATTTGGCAGAAGAACCGATAGCCTGCATTGATGTAGATACGTTTGAAGGATTGGCGGACGAACTACGAAAATTGGGATACGCTTAATGACAACTAAGGCAGAATTAGAATCAATGTTCCTGACGGCCGAAAAACTGTTTGCAGCAATCGATCAAGTTGTTACAAAAACAGGTGTTACCTACGTCGAAGCTACATTGATTGTCTGTGAAGACAAACAAATCGACTACGAAGATATCAAAAAACTTAAACTGATCTCTCCTATCCTATACGGTAAATTGAGAACAGAAGGTATGGAATCGGGACAGTTGAAACAAGAATCAACACTGCCTGTATGATATGCTTTCTGGTTACGGTTTCTTCAAGGTATATCATCCTGTAAAATTACACTTCACTTCTTCATATGACGCGCTGAAGTATAAGAGTGGGTCGAAATCCATTAATCAAGATACGTTCAATAACAGAAAAGATCGACACCTATTTGATTATTGGGGCGGCAAAGTACAATCGAAAGAAGAAGCGTTAGAACTCTGTGTGTTTAACTTTGCCAACAACTCTAAGACTTGGTTTTATAGTGATTACAGCGATGCTAAGACAATACTCTTAAAGACTAAATCTTATTATGGCGCGCTGAAGAAAAACTTAAAGAATGAAACGTTGTTTGTGGAAAGGATTATGAAGGAACAGAAGATTAGGTTCACTCAACTGATTCAGTCCACAACATCAGGCGACATTGCTCCTATGTTGCAGCTATTTCTGAAAGGCAAAGTCTCTAGGGAGTTTATGTGCTTTTTGGACAATGGTTTTCTGAATGACTGGTTGGTAGAATATTCTACTGACCCTCTCATTCAAGAGGAGTTAGTCAATTTGACAAAATATAAACCGTTTGCTATACTGTTATCAAAGAGGGAACAAAGTGGACAAAAAGCATCATAAAACGCATTATTCAGAAGCTGAGGATGCGGAAGTTGACAACACGCTAAAGAAGAATTGGCTTCGAGAAATTAAGATAGAAGAAACTCTGGATTTGGATGAATTCGATGACTTGGATGCTGCTCTAGTACATGAAGTAAATTTCCTCCTGAAACGGTAATAAATATATGATCGGAGTGACACAGCATTCCGATCTTTTCATTATGTGTAAAGTGACCTTCCTGTGATGCGCGAATGGCGAAATGCCGAAAAGCAAAATTAAGGAGCAGTAAATGAGTAATATGTCAGCACTTCTAGCAGCAGTCAAAAAAGCAAAAGATGGTGGTTCAAAAGGCGACCGTGACGATCAGTATTTCTACTACCCAGTTCGAGACGCAGCAGGTAACGGCGCAGCAACACTTCGATTCCTTCCTGGAAAAGACGACGACGAAATCCCATTTGTAAAACTATACACTCACGGTTTCAAAGGCCCAACGGGTAAATGGCTCATCGACAATTGTCCTACGACGATTGAAGACGAATGTCCTGTGTGTGCAGCAAACGGTGAGTTGTACGCTCGACTGAGCAAAGATGACGCACGTAAACATGGCATGAATCGTAAGACTTCATACATCTCGCGTGTTTTTGTTGTCGAAGACAAAAAGACGCCAGAGAACGAAGGCAAGGTATTCTTGTTTAAGTTCGGTTCTAAGATTTTCGATAAAATCGTGGATGAATTGCAACCTGAATTTGACGATAAAGAAGCAGTCGACGTGTTCAGCTTGACCAATGGAGCCAACTTCAAATTGCGTATCCGCATTTACGAAGGTAACACCAACTACGACAAGTCTGAATTCGAGAAGCCAAGTGTATGCAAAGCAGATGTGACTTACGATGAAACGAATGATATCCAAGCGTTTATCGCTGCTGATAAGTTCAAGAGTAAGGAAGCGTTGCAAAAACGTCTTGATTTGGTACTGGGTAACACACTTCGTGTTCCAGCTGAGAAAGAGTCTAAAGACTCTGACGAAGATGATATGCCAGCACCAAAACCGGAGAAACGTTCTACTCGTGTAGAATCCAGTTCAGATGATGGTGATGACGATATCCTTGCTATGATGAAGAAACTTGCAGAAGACGATTAATGGTATAAGCTTCTACTGTTCATCCAAGTTCTGAAGCTGTTATCAGGATTACGCGGACTCTGTTTTGTTTCCGCTGGTCTTGAGGAGCCTCCGATGACGGTAGTTGGATTTGAGTTATTCACTGGGGCGTTAATAATTGCTTGCGTTTGCGCAGCAGTTTTAGCGTCCTTTTTTTCCTCTTTTTTTACAGCGGCGGTATCTGATGCGGTTGTAAGTTTGTCATTCGTATTCTTCGCTGCAGGTTCATAGGCTAGTTTTGCGACTTTCTTTACTGGATCGTTTCTGCTTAACCATTTACTTTCTTTTTCGATTCTTGATGATTTAGCTGAGTTAGCTAAGTTGTCTAAGTTGATAAACTCAGCCCCTTTCTCTATACCTCTTGCAAGACCTGACTGAGTTTTCTCCCAAGCAGACATCTTTTCCCAGTTTTTGTCGTCTTTATTTGTGTCAATTGTATTGCCGCCGGCACCCAATTTTCCAGCAATCGCATCGCCACCATACGCAACTGCGCCAGCAATCGCAGCAGGAATAGCGAAAGCTTT